GCCCGGTAGCCTAAACTGTGGCAGTTGCCGACCCAACACTATGTTGTACGGTACTGCCCCATACATGGCGGGCAAGGGTTCTCCAGCACAATACATTGAGACAAGTGATCAGCTTCGTCCCCAATCTACTTCCCGATTTAACAAGCATATCGTTCAGACATACGAGCGAAACCTGTTCCCCTTATCTAATATGGAGTGCAAGGTCCCTCTTCGTACAATGCGATATGAGCCCGCGAGTACCAGAGCCGAAGTCCAGAATGGTCTGTTTCAGCAGAGGTACCTTAATAAAAATGTTAACAAGAAGTAAGAATGGCTGATCCTATATCACTCATGGCCGTCGCCGGTCTTGTATTTGCGGGAAGGAACTTGAGTACCAAGTCCGAACCACCAAAAGTTACTGTCACTGAACCAGCACTGAAAAATCCAGAAGTTATAGAATCTAACAATTTCCAGCCTACAGCCGAAATTCCACACAAGAGAGAGATGGAGAGTTTCGGAGACATTTCTATGCAGCAACGTACCGGCGGGGAGGAAATTCTAAATATGAGAAACAGAATGTATGATAACGGTCGTATGAACAACCTTTCACCCATTGAAAAGCAAATGGTCGGTCCAGGTTTAGGTGTTGACCCCAGTGTACCCGCAGTAGGTGGTTTTCAGCAGACTTTTAGAGTAAATCCTGTTAATGTTGGTGAGTACAGGCTCACTACACTTCCAGGGCGTACGGGTCCAGCGGCTGATGTTACTGGTGGTCGTTCTGCCATGGTTGGTGAACTTACACACAACAAACCCGAAACTACCGCCTTTCTCCCATCTAGGCGACCTGCCATGGCGGGACGTGCTCAAGGCATGTCTGGTGTAGTTCCTCGTAATGAGCATGAAAGGACTAAGCGCACTACTAATCGTTCGGAGACTGGTCTTCGTAACGATGGTTTAGGTTTCAATGGCGCTAAGCGATTCATCAGTGCTCAGACAATGTCCCAAGACCCCACTCGATTCAAGAGTGATCGCAACGATGAACAGTATATGTATAACAATCGCCCAGCCCCAGGTATCCACAGTCATCACGGTGCCTACACACAAGGCGTTGCTTCTCAGATAACTGCAAAGACTAATGAGGAACTCATGAAGTATGGCTTCCGCCCCGAAGATCGCAGAGGCAAGCCCAACAGGATGGGTAATGCTGGTAGGATGAATGTTCGTGAGAGCGCCCTCAAGCAGGGTGGTCGTCTTACATCTGTTCGTACCGATAGGACTCGTATAGATGGTCGTGTTGCCCCCGCCAATGGTGGTTGGACCCAAAACTATCAGCAGAAGCCTTTCCACCAATTCAACTCATACAAAGGTAACGCGAATCCTAACACTCAGGATCTAGGTATTGCGAAGAGACAACTTCAAAACAACCCTCTTGCACACTCTCTCTACCAATAGATTGTTGATTTATATTAGACGAAAACAATCATTAAAATATTATCCATATATTTTAATGAAGGTCCACACCCTTAACATAGATAGTAGTGAAAGAAATACAAGTGTCTATGCATACGCCAATAGTTACGTCGTTACTTTAGATAACCCTATTTACGATATATCTAATATAACGCTCGTTTCTGCCCGTATTCCTACACCTCAATTGATGACCTCCGCCACGAATAAGACATTTAGTGTAGATGGTGTTAATATTACACTGAATGAGACGAACTATTCAAATGGTTATGTGTTAGCTGAGGACCTGGATATAGAACTCGCCCCTTCTAATACTCATGTAGACAGTGTTATTTTTGATGAAGAGACGGATTCATTAGTGTTTTCTAACACACACGCGAGTGGTGATAATTTCACACTTCAGTTTTATGATGGTACGAATGGATATTCAAGTAATTCTTCACCAGTAACAACTCCACATCAAATTATGGGTTTTAGTTCCAAAAACTTTACGTCTACAGGTAAAATACTTCGTTCTGGTGCGATTAATTTAAATGGACCTAATTCTTTGGTATTAAAATTAACAACAGGTTCTGATGAGTTTACTCAGTCTATATATACTTCTACACCATTCTATACTGGTCATATACTTCTCGATGGATCGGATTTCGTGAACTTTAATGGTGCTGACGATAAATTAGTGCACCACTTTCATTCTGGAACACAAAAGATGATAAAGGATGTTAAAATCGAGTTTTTCTATATGAGTCATGGTCGATTAATCCCATATGATTTTAGAAATCAAGATCACGTACTGAAATTTGAGATTACGGGTTCTACTGATAAATTGGAGAATTTACCTAAAGTGTCATTACCGGAAGAAGAACCTAAAAAACCAGAAAAGAAAGAGCCAATCATAAGTATTCCTGAAGTTGTAAAGAATTCTTATAAGTGGAGAAAAGAGTATTTGTATATAGCGCTAATTATTTTAGCTGGACTACTCCTGATGTTTTTAATGAAAGGCAAACCTCTTAGCGGGTTATCGCGTAGACGGGCTGCGCAGGCTTAGAAACCTTACCGTTGACACGGGAGATGACTAAGAAGACAACCACAGAGAGGAGGGAAGTCAGGATAGCGGTGAGCGCGTACTGAGCACCACCGTTCTTGGGGACCTTTACGATCTGGGTGATGGTCCAGCGAACGAAGTCCATCCACGACATGGCAGCGGCGAAAGAGAAGCCACCGACAATCGAGTTGAGGGTCTGGGTCTGGAGTTCCTGAGTGACAAGGTTTACGGTCTGGAGAGCGGCGGCCGACATAGTGTTTGTTATACTATACAAGACGAAAAAAATTATTCTTTTGTAACTTCTTCTTTTTTTACTATTTTTTTAAATCGTTTTGCTTTTAATGTTTTTGTTTTTGAAAATAATTGTTCATCATCTGATGAATCATCACTAGAGCTTGAATCTAAGTTTGAAGTGTGTAACTTAGTCTTATCAGAAAAATTCCATCCTTCAGGTTCTGAGATGCTCATTACTATTAATAGCATTTTTTAACATGTGTTCTGTCGGATTCTGGGGTTCCCAACTGTTCCAACGATCATAGGCTTCATTCATCTTGAGTAACGTCATATCATTCCCTGAATATCTTTCAAACGGTGGGCATTCTTCTACAGAAACAATATCCATTTCCTCATCAGATTCATATTCTTCGTCGTCATCTTCTTGGTAAATTTCGGGAAACATAGAACCCGTCGCCTGACCAACTGTGTACATTGCACAGTATTTCATTGCATATTCCATATCTTCTGGGAGAAGTGTATCTCTCCCACAGGCTTTGGAATATTCAGCTGCGAGTAAAGTACTTTGCTCTAGAACGGGTAGGAGAAGGTTCGTCATGGTATCAATGTATTGCTCTGCCATTCTGTCACCGGCATCACCGAAGCCAGTTTGCATATTCATCTTTAGTATTTGAGATCAAAAATAGTTTTCGCAGTTCCCTCACCCACACGGAGGATGTTATAGTTTACGGCGTATACTCGAACCTGTCTTGAATAACCTGTACATGGGTTTAGACTTAGGTTTAGAATTTGTTCTTTCACGAGACTGAAATTATTCTGTCCAGTTGGATACCATTCTTCTGGTTGTAAAGCGAAACTGTATGAATAGAAACGTCTAATGAGTTGGGTTTTTGAGTGATGTATAGCGGCCTGAACAGCCTTAAGAAAAGTCATAGTCCCAGTGTCCTTGGTAATGATTTCTTGACCATCGAGAGTAAGTGTGAGATGATCCAGATTTTCCCAAAGTATATACTTATTCCCAGTTTCTTCGAGTATACCATCATAATCAAATGGTGTAACAAACTCAAATTCGTCTGTTCCTACACTACCCTGACGCTGAATAACAAAGTATAGTTCTTTCACTGGATTTACAAAATCTAGTTTAAACTGCCCTGTATTTACACCCGAAGCGATATCAAAAACATTCTGTTGAATTTGTGTGATTAGGTAATCTCGCCTTGATTTTTGCATTTTAATTCTTTCTTCACAATCTACATGTACAACTTCTGCACAGAGTTGGAAATCCTTAATTTTTGGTGTCTCTTGTGAAATATCAGCTTTATTTCCATTAGTTTGAATAACAATCTCCTGTGCAGTCCTTAATTTGAATTCAACTTCAACTTCCTGACGGTTTATAGCACATAGAGGTATGGCAAGTTCTGGGTGATTGTAAAAGTAAAATGGTAAGTCTACAAAAAAACTGATATCTTGTGTATTTCCCAAAGCATTTCTGGCAACAATCAAACGGTTTGAAACACGTCGATGCGCTGTTCTCTCTGGAAACTTACCAATCAATTCTTCAAGTGCTATTTGTTTTGTTTGGGTAACAAAATGCTCCGAATATATTTGGAGCCAATCACTTGTTAGGCGCTGAATAACCTTACCACCAATGATTAGATCTACATGTTCTATGAGGGCATGTCCAGCCGATTCTTGATAACAAACCCCTGATGTGGTGATACTAGGTAAAGTGACCTTTAAACTCAGAGTTTTCAGTAAATCACCTTGATTTTGGGGGATTTTAAACTTAACAATACTACCAAAGTCAGCTTCATTCTCTGGGTCTAGATCCACATATTCATTTGAAAAGTTTGTGTGTTTTTTAAAACTTTCCAAAAAATGACTATAGTCTGGGTCTAACGTAAAGAACTTCTCTTGAGGCCCTGAAGACATCAACTGAAGTTCACCAGCCATTACTACTATATCAATCTAAAATTTTAAACCAGCTAATCCACTGTTAATTCTCAATACGTTATAATTGACAGCATACACACGTGTCTCGCTATCACTATCTGCATATTTGACATTATTGTTCGCATCACGTAGACCCTCAATTGTTATCTTAAATAGTTTGTGTGATATACGACTCATATTAACCTGTCCAGTTGGATAATAGACCTCGGGTTTAAGCGAGAATGAGTACATACCAAATTTACCTGGTCCAAATCTACCAGCAACCCCAAATGGGGCACCAGGTGTAATTGCACTAGAATTCGGTGAATTTACATGGTGGTTTAGGGATTGTTCATATCCAAGAAACTTTCCATCTCTATTGAACACTACTTCATTATTGAAACGGAGTTCGGTATTTATTATCGTATTGAATTCAGTTGGATAATTGTTTGCAAAAGCTCTATCGGATTGTGATACGAAGAAAAGTTCTTTGACTGGATGTTTGAAGTTGAGCATAACTGATTTTGTATTATCACCAGCTTTCATCTTGAATTTAGACATTTGTACCTGTGTAATGAGATAATCTAACGGTCTCGACTTTAAGAAATTACTTTCATCTGGGGATACATAGACAAACTCTGTATCCATCGAGAACTTGGGAATCTCTGCAACATCACCTGCGAAAGATCCACCAAATATAAGTTCAGAAAGAGGTCTGAGTTTAATTCTAACTTCTACAACTTGTTTAGTTAAGGCACACGTTGGTATAGCTAGGGATGGATTTCTATAAAAATAGAATGGTAGTTCCAAGAAATATGTATAATTTGTACCAGAAGCATAACTCAAAATATTACCGTGTCCATTTAAAAAGTATAGTGTTTGATCTATATCATCACTTGTATTGTACAGTTGTTGATGCATGTAAATGTACTCTCCTGTGAGTCGTTCAATAGGTTGCCCCCCTATAAGAAGGTCTGCATGCTCGATTAAATGAGTTATAACAGACGGACACCATATATTGTTGTTTGCACCACCGCTGTCAGGTGTTGGGTCTTTGAGAGTTATTTTCAACGTAAGGTTCTTAACCAAATCACCTTTATCCCCAGGTACTCTACATGTAATGGTTTTATCAAAATCTATATCTCCATCAAATTGACTCTCAACATAATCAAAAGCAAATTTTGAATGTCTTTTGAAGTTTGTTAAAAAGTATGAAAACTGTGGTTCACCTGTGAGCCATTCATCTTGGACCCCAGTGGCAGCAAGTCTCAGACGACCAGACATTCCTACTGTATATGAGTAAAATTTTGTTAAATAAAACGAGACAGTACAATAGAATGAATCTTCAATTGAGGAAATTCAAACCCGAGACGATCACAGATGACAGGGTGTGTGTTTTCATAGGTAAGCGTAACACTGGTAAATCAACACTGGTGAAAGATATCATGTATCATAAGAAACACCTCCCAGCGGGTATTGTACTCTCAGGAACAGAAGAGGGTAATCATTTTTACTCTGAGTTTATCCCAGATTTATTCATTTATGGCGACTATGACAGAGATGCTATAGAGAGGGTTATGGCTCGACAGAGAAAGTTAGTGGGTGGGGGTAAGAAAAATTGTGGAGCCTTCATGCTTCTGGATGACTGTATGTATGACTCAAAGTTTCTAAAAGACACGTGTATTCGACAGTGTTTTATGAATGGTCGTCATTGGAAGATCTTCTTTATGTTGACAATGCAATATGTTATGGACTTACCACCAGCACTACGAGCCAATGTGGATTACGTGTTTATCCTCAGGGAGAACATCATTCAGAATAGAGAGAAACTTTACAAATCCTTTTTTGGTATATTCCCCTCATTTGATATGTTCTGTAAGGTGATGGATGCTTGTACAGAGAATTATGAATGTCTCGTGTTAGATAATACGGTAAAATCTAACAAGATTCAGGATTGTGTATTTTGGTACAAAGCAACGGTTAGGAAGGGTTTCAGGGTTGGTGGTCCAGATTTATGGAGATTACATCAGAAGATGTACAATCCCAAACATCAGCAGCAGAAGGAGGATGATGCTAAGAAGGCGACTAAGAAAACAAGCCTCAAGATCACAAAGACTAAGTAGGTGCGTCTCGATAATTGTTCAAAAAACTATGGGTATATTAAATGGCTTCAGATCGAATGACTACCATGAATTTGGCAGACGACGGGGAAGGAATGGTACCTTTAACGGATAAACCTTCTACAGCCTTTGTCCCTAATCAAGCGTACAATCAACCTGAAAAAAATGTGAGTCAAAGTAAAGAGACGATGGATTCTACACCAATTAATGATATTATGATGGACCCACCCCAGATGACCGAGGAGCCCCGCATGCAGGGTATGATGCCCCAGATGACCGCTCCCCAACCTCAGGGAATGCACGCGGCTAACGGCCAGGCTGAGAAGCCCGAAAGTAAGAACCCCCTAAACCTCACTGACGAGCAGATGGCTGCTGCCCTAGTTGCTGCCTGCACTGCTCTTGCCGTGAGCAAGCCTATTCAGGACAAGTTGGCGACTTCTATCCCCAAGTTCCTTAACGAACAAGGGGGTAGGAGTATGGTTGGCCTTGCCACGACAGGTGTCGTAGCTGGTATAGCTTTTTACATTGTAAAGGACTATGTCATTAAGCCCTAAACAGGTCGTTCCCAACCCATATTACTATAAATCGAGTTATCAATACCCGAATAATACGTCGCGAGTACACCAATAGTGAATGTCCCCGCTAATAAGGCGCTCAATTTAAGCTTCTTATTAGTGTCAGCTGTGTGGTCGGTAATAGCATCCTTAGTCTCACCAGAAATTTGATTGATAAAGAAAGTAGCAATTAACGCAATGAATGTAGCAGACAAGAAGAATACCCTGTCTACAGCGAGTCTGGGAATATTACCAATTGCAAAACGAATGATATTTGGTATCATTACAGTCATCCATACGAGATTCACGTAGTAGTTCTTAGACACGAGGGGTACAAGGGTTGTAGCATACAAAGCCAACCAATACGCGATGGCAGTGAGTAAAATGTTCACTGGTGTCTTCATTTAAACTAGAGTGAGATTATTTATCCTGAATATGCTGACCACAAAATTCTGTTCTCTGTGGTATCTGCTGGTAAATGTCTAGATGTACGCATATATTTCGAAGTTCAACGTAATTTTTCCAGAACTCTGGTGAATGAGAATATTCATCTACTGTTGAGTGAGCCAATTCATGTATAAGAACATGAAAAATCTCATTTGTTTTGCCATCTAAGCATAAAACTATTTCACCCCCTTTGTTTGTATTGGATCCTACAGAGCCGTTCATTCTCTTCAAACCGGTTATCGGTGTAGGACGAACAAGCATTTTAAACTTTTCATTTCCTGTGTCACGAATGTGTTCTCTAAGAATACGATACTTCTCCTTTACTTCGACAAGCTCCTGGGGTTCTCTAGTCGTGTAAAGAATAACTAAATTGATTAATAATAATATAATCAAAGCTATCATCTCTTATATACAAAGATAAATTTACTATATAACTCTGAGATGGGATTCCCTGTTAGTCCTTCCCAAAGTTGTAAGCTAAATCCCAACTCTTCTAGATGTGTGACCAAAAGGTCTTTAAAAGCCACTGGCTCTGATTTTGGTCCATCCGCATAATAAGGTGTGTCGACCAGGTTTACAAATAATTTTTCACCAAAACCACCATTTCCATGGTCTTTTAGTTTGAAAAAATTACCCGTTTCATCAATGAGTGGTGTTTTAAAAATAATTTTTTCAGAGTCTGGAATGATACCTATAAGAAGTCCACCAGGTTTTACCCTCTTTTTTATTTCACGAATAGAACTGAAAAATAAACCTTTACTGGCAAAAATATAATGCAGTGAAAAGTTAAAACACACGATATTAAACGCTCTGTTTGGGCAGTTATGAATATCACCCTCATAAAAGTTCACGCGCATGTGCATATTTTTTGCACGTGAACGAGCCTCTTCTAGAGCTGATGGCTCTGGGTCACACATGTTAATGTTCACCCCACACTTG